TTTGAGTGTCTTGGCTTTAGCAGTCTGCGCCGTTGAAAAGGTTGGCTTCGTGCCTTCAGGTAGCGGACTTTCCACAAAGGAAATTGTGTGGGAAAAACTTGTTGGCGGAACTTACGGATTGAACAAGTGGAAAGAAATCATCGGTGAAGAAGTTACCGACGCCCACAGAGAAAAGGCTCAGGAACTTCGTGAGTTCGGCAAGGGCTTCGAAGGCGATTCAAGTTACGCCGAGAATGTTCGCCTTGTCAGCGGATTGACATTCCAAAAGTACAGCACAGTAGGAATCTTGGTCAGTTTGCTCAAGGCGGCACAGCGTCAGGCTGAACCAAAGATTGAGAAGAAGGTTTACAAGTCTGAAATCTTGGCTCCAGTTGGAGAAAAGGTTGAGGTCGAAGTTACCGTTCTTAGCGAGAACACTTTCGAATCTCAGTTCGGATTGACTACTTTGTACACATTCGAAAGCGGGGAATACCAGTTGAAGTGGTTCTCAAGCCGTGGCTTGAATGTTGAAGTTGGCACAAAGTTCACACTCAAGGGAACAGTCAAGGGAACCGACGAATACAAGGGTGCCTTCTCAACAGTTCTTACTCGTTGCAAAGCAGTCTAAATTTACGATGCGATACACTATGACCAATGTGCGCTAGTCGCCCGAGTTGTCGTCTTACCTTTGTGTCCGTGTGACCTAGACGGTTTACTTGGGCTACCCAAGTGCCGTCATAGGAGGTAAGAATGGCTCGCTATCGAGTTCTACAGGGTATCGATTACCCACCCAACAAACGCGCCGAAGCGGGCGATACTGTTGAAGATTTACCAGCCGCATCTATTAAGTGGCTTACTGAAATTGGCGCAATTGAAGATGCCAATAAACCTGCCAAAACAAAAATTGAAGAACCAATAGTTGAGCCTGTCAAAGAAGAACCAATTGTCGAGGCTCCAGTTGAGCCTGTTGTTGAAGCAGAGGGTTTTGACCCTGATGCTAAAGATGGCGATGGCGATGGCTTCCTTCAGGATGGAACACCTTTCCAGCGTCCAGTTGAGGAGACTGAATAATGCCTACATTCGCACATGGTAAAAATGTAAATGTTTTTGTTAATGAGTACGATTTTTCTACTTACTTCAATGATGTAAGCGCATCAAGCATGGTTGAGACGGCTGAAGTATCAGCCTTCGGCTCAAGTGCCAAGGAGTACATTGTAGGTTTAACCGATGGAACAGTTTCTCTTAGCGGAATGTTTGATGGAACTGCAACAGGTACAGATGTGGTGTTCTCAGCAGTTCTTGGTTCAACTACTAAGCAAAATGTTATTGTCGCCCCATCAGGTCACTCCAATGGAGCAAGCGCAATTATGCTTGAGGCAGATGACACATCATACGAAGTTTCAGGAGCAGTTGCCGATGTCGTACAGACAAGCGCTGAATTCCAATCAAGCGACGGAGTTGAACACGGAAAGATTCTTTCTTCAGGTTCAGCAATATCAGCAACAGGAAGTGGAACATCTGTTGATAATGCAGCCTCATCTGCCAATGGCGGAGTAGGCTTTGTAAGCGTTCCAACTAATACTCGTAATGGCAACATAACAGTCAAGGTTCAGCAGTCAGCCGACAACTCAACCTTTACTGATTTGATTACCTTTACAGTCGTTTCTAGTACACAGAAAACTTTTCAAAGAGTTGAAGTTACTGGAACCGTAGCAAGATACCTGCGCGTGAACTACACGGTTGCAGGTTCCACAGGTAGCGCCACCCCAGTAGTGGCTTTCGCAAGGAGAAACTAATGCCTACATTCACACACGGTAAAGCCACCGTATTCAAGGTGGACAATTCAGGTGGAACTTTAACTGACATCAGCAATGTGCTGACAGATGTTTCATTTCCACAATCAATCGAGACGGCTGAAACAACCTCATTCGGCTCAAACGCAAAGACCTATATTGTAGGTTTGACCGATGCAACCGTTTCAGTATCAGGAAATTTTGATACAACAGTTGATGCACACCTAAGCGCGGTTCTAGGACAAGCGGCAACTTTGTCGTTTGAGTATGGACCTGAAGGTTCAACAGCGGGGGATGCAAAGTACACAGGCGAGTGCCTCATGACTTCTTACGAGAAGAGTGGTGCAGTTGGCGATGTTGTAACTTTCTCAGCAGAGTTCCAAGTTACAGGCGCGGTAACACGCGGCACTTACGCATAACAAATAATTAAATAACAACTTAATAAGTCGTGACCAACCTAGTGTCCAAGGAGAAATAAATGAGTCTAAAAGAAGCAATTTTTAGTAGCGATGACATCACAAAGGAACTCGTAGAAATCCCTGAATGGGGAGTAACTGTCGAGGTTCGTTCGATGACAGCAAACGAAAGAGCAAAACTCGGAGAAGGCGCTGCTAAAGGCGACAAGACCGATGTTGCTGCAATGTACGCACTAACTGTTATTGCAACTGTTTATGACCCAACTACAGGTCTACCAGTCTTTACAGCACAAGATAAGGAAGCCATTCTTTCTAAGAATGGTTTAGTTATCGAACGCCTTGCAACCAAGGCTCTCGGCAACTCAGGTCTTTCTGAAAAGGCGGCAGACGAAGCACAAGCACGATTTCCTGAAGAATCCTGAGCGTAGGTTTCTTTTCGAAATTGCTGAAGCATTAGGTAGGACGGTGGGCGAACTTCTGCATGGGAGTCCAGCCCACCGCCCCCTATCAAGTATGGAATTAACCGAATGGTCTGCCCTTTACATTTTAAGAGCGAAAGAGCGGGAAAAAGCGGAAAGAAAGGCTAAGGCAAGAAGATAATGGCTGAAGTTCCGCAAATGGAGATGCGGGCGCGTTTAAGCGCCGATACCGCACAGTTCACCAAGGGGATGCAAGACGCATCCGCCTCAATGAACGAGTTCACGCAAAATAGTAGTAAATTGCGTGGAGCAATGGTCGGAGTCGGCGCTGCTTCCGCAGGATTTACTGCCGCACTTATCGCCTTTGGTACCCAGTCATTCATGGCTGCTGCTCGTATTGAAGAACTAGATTATGCGATGGATGCCATCGGTAAATCTACAGGCAAGGGCTACCAAGCAATTAAAGACGCAGCCAACGCTATTAAATCAGAAGGTATTGAGATGGAAGTTGCATCTCAAGCGGCTATTAAATTTGCACAAAATAATTTAGATTTAAGCCAAGCACATCTTTTGGCAACAGCCGCTCAAGACTTTGCTATTGTCGGTGCAAAGAACTCAACCGAGACATTTAATATGCTCACACACGCCGTTATTACTGGGCGTAGTGAAGTTCTAAAATCAGTTGGTATTCAAAAATCTGCTGGTCAGATGTATGAAGATTTTGCAAAAACTTTGGGCAAGTCCGCCGCCGCTCTAACTTATCAAGAGAAGCAACAAGCGGTTCTTGCTGGAGCGCTCAAGGAAGGCAAAAATGTTGCTGGCGCTTACGCTGCTGCTATGCAAAGCCCAGGAAAGGTGCTGCGTTCCTTCCCCCGCATGATTAACAATATCCAAATATCTATGGGAAATATGTTGCTCAAAGGTATTGGACCAATTGTTTTCCACATGTATGAGTTCATAAAATCATTTTCTAAGGCTATTGATGAGAGCGTTGCCTTTCAACTTGTAATTGAGGCAGTTAAACAAGTAGTTATCAAAGTTTCGGCTCCTTTTGTTGCATTTTTTAAGCACTTAAAAACAATGCTTGATGGATTGACTCGCGTAACTAAAGCCGCTGAAGGTGTAAAATCTAATTTTGAGCCAGTTGGAGATGCTGTAAAAAATCTTGCTACAAAGATTGAGTTCCTTATGCCAGCGATTGCAGCGTTGTTGGCTATGTTTGCCACTTTTGCTGGAGCGGCTCTTTTTGCCAATGTACCAGTTCTAGGAGCGCTATTAGGAACTCTTGCTGGTCCAATAGGAATTATTGTTGTAGGTCTTGCTACTTTGTACATAACATCTAACCAAGTCAAAGATGCGTTTAACAAACTATTCTCATCCCTTTCACCAATCATTAGTGTAATCGTTTCAGTTGGAAAAGCATTAGCGACTGCCGCAGGGTTTGGAGTTGCAATTTTTGCTAAGGCTATTAGTGGACTAGCAACCGTCATTAAATCAACTACTACTTTCTTGACTCAACATCGAGTAATCCTTAACGGAATCAAATATGTTTTAGCGGTTCTTATAGCATCTTATGTTGCATACAAGGCTATTATG